TCTGGAACCGCTTCAGTGACTGCCTGAGACTTGAGAAGTCCCACACGTCGGCATACGACAAGGAATATGCGTCGCCGAACATAGTGCTTTTCTCGTTCGCTACGATCCTCTGACTCAGCAAGAAGAGATCCTTCTCACTGTAGCCCATGATCCGGGCATAAAGAATGTGGTTATCATAGCGGCGATTATTGAATCCCACGAGGCGGGTCTTGCAGAGCTCCTCAATCGCAGCCGGCTTCGGGTTGATCATCTTCACGACGTCCGCATCACCCTGGTACTTCCAGCACACTACGAAGAGGTTAGGAAACACCTCAACGTCATAGAACACCAGGCGGTCATCCTCAGCCTCAGCTGATTCAGGCTTTTCCGACTCAGATGCGAACTGCATCGACATGACGAGCTTGACGCAGTAAACCGAATGGTTGGTGGATCCGTTGGCGAATGCCAGTATCCTTCCGCGCAAGTCGGTAACGTCATATGCCATCCCGGAATTCCATGCATCCTCAAGGATCTTCCAGATGAAGTCAATACTAGACTTCGTTCCGGGATGAATTTCCTTTCTCAGGTTCCGCAAGATCAGATCACGCAGTGCGCGCTCACTTTTCATCGTGTCGGAATCAAGCACTTTCCTCTCCTTGTACGGCAATCCACTTCTGATTGTCGCGATAGGAACATTGTTGCAGTTTGTCAGCCGGCGCCGAAGAGAAGCGTCGTCAGGGAAAGTTTTGACCTCGATGCCCAGGCTGTAGTCATGGCTAAGCTCTGAGTCATCTCCTTCGTAAAAGTAATGCAAGTGAATGCCAGCCCCGCCCTGGCTGAACTCCCCGTATGTTGCTGGCCACAAACTCGCGGCGGAGAGATTCTTAGCAAGGCTCTTATTACCTTCGTCATCTTTGAGATCGAAATCGATGACTATGAGTTTCCTGCCTGGCTTGACGTAGTGCAGTTTTGACGTATCAAGATCACTAAGTTTGGTCTTGACTTTAGCCCACGGTATTCCTGGCTTACCGTCGTCCCTTGCATACTGAGCTGGAGCCTCAGCAAACAAAGCATCGAAGAGAGATTCCTTGTTCTCCATTACAAGGGAAGGTGATGTTTCTTCAGGCGGGGGGAGTATTGACAGCTTTTCAGTTTTGAAACCAGTAAACAAACTGGATACCTGAACGCCGTCGACTCTTCCTCTTTCTGAAAAGTGAGCAAAGTAATTCCTCAGCTCATCCCTGAACCTGCCAAGGTTGAGCTTCCAGTCGTATCCTCCATCATCACAGAAGTTTTTGTAGAGCGTCCAGGCCTGCTTAAGAGTAGTTCCGTCTTGTTCCTTGAACAACTCATAATTCGTCACAAGGAAGTTGTAGAACACATCGGTCCTGACAATCATGTCCGTTGGCCTGTAACGAGAATAATAATTTGGTCCTTTGCTTCTGTACAGAGCAAGACACCTGTGCGCAATTGAGCCGAGTTCAAACATAATACTGTGCTTTGCGGCATCGTATTCATCCACAGGCAAAGTGTCGCCAGTAGGATGAACATCAATCAGTCTTCTGATAAGACCTGACTTAGCGTCTGTGATTCTGACTGACTGATTTGAGCCGATAAAGAGAAGCGCATTGATTCTTCCCTGGTATGGTGATTTGTATTTCTCATTGATGATGATCTCTTCGTGAGAAACAATCGAGTTGAGCTGAGTATTGTCCTCGATCTTTGAGAGATCTCCATCATGCTGAATTGCCACAAGAGGATTATTCTTGAACGACTCAGATGCAAACGCGTTGCTTGATCCAGTCAGCGCTTTCGCATCGAATACGGCTGTATATCCTTCGAAAAGCATTTTCAGAATGTCAAGAAAGGTCGACTTTCCTGTTCCGGCTTCTCCATACAGCACAAAGAACTTCTGAATCTTTCTTGAGTCTCCTGACAAGATTGCGCCGATTGCCCATTCGAGTTTTTCTCTCTCTTCAGGAGCATATAGCTTACCCATCATCTTGTCATAAGCGTCTGCAGTACCTGCTTCCAGAGAATAAGGAAGACGCCTTGTGCAGTAATCTCCTTTCTTCGGCGATGTGTTTGCGAATGCCAGGACTCCGTCTAGCTGCTGATGAGAACTTGGAAGATTACCAGCATAGCTTTTGAAGACCTTCCATACATTACTCTTATAGCTGCTGAGAGACTTCACGTGCACAGGTCCCTCAAGCTTATCCGCGTGAGCGTACAGATCAGCATCGACAAGGCGCTGGACGTCGTACTCATCTACTGACCACAGTCCAGCTTCCTCGTCCCACACCGCATAGAAGGAACCGCCACGAATCATCAGGTCCTTTGACGGGCGGACGATGAAGTCCGGGTAAATCTCAGTTCCGGTCTTCGTCTCTCGCTCCCTGACCTGATAGAAATCCATTCAAGTTCCTCCCTTGCATATCTAGTGATTATCGCCTGGCATGATCTCGCATGTGCAAGGTCCGCCGGCGTGATCTTTGCTGCGATGCTCGAGAATCATTATGAGTCTCTCGTCGTTGTTCTGCTTAGCTCTGACGTACATCGCATCGAAAGCACTGAGAACTACCTGATAACCGTCGTCAAGACGAACTATACCGAAACCAGACATTAGACTAACCTTTCTTAATAGAGACGGTTTTCATTCATGTATGCGCCCATCTGGTACCAGAGCTCTACTCGTCTCTGATCTACGATTGGGCGCGTCAGCGGGAACAAGCCTCCAGTTCCTCTTGCCGTGTATCTCCGGTTGTTGAACCTGTACAGTATTCTTTCGACTCGCCTTACACACGAAGCTGAGTTGAGACAGGGATCGGAATGGTGGTCTATCTTGAGATTGGCAAGGAATATGCTAAACCACATCTTCATGTCCTGATCGACCATGACGCTTGCTCTCTTTGCCAGGCCGACCAGGACCTCGAAGATGCTTACTTCTCTCTCGAATAGCTCACCAGACCGGTTCTTCATGAATGCATTACGGAGCTCAAAGCCATCGGCGGCCCGGTTTTCATCCATTGGAACCAGGATCCTGAACGGTATTTCGTCCATGATCTGACATAGCTGTACATAACTGTGTGGCGAGTCGACATCCCGGATTGTACACACCTGCTTGTAAAGCCAGATGAAATACAATCCGGGCAGCCGGCTTTCAGACATCAAGTCCCCTTTCCGGAAGGATTCCCGTAATTGAGGACTGCTTCTGCGTACGATTGGGCACTCAGGATGATCTCGAAGTCGATCTCGAGCTCCTCGTTCCTGACGTACCGGACATGGGGATCTTCTGAGATTCCGCCGAAGCTCAGAGCTGACAAGGGCCCGACCGTCTTGATGACATCCCTGATGGGCAGATCCTTATCGTCGGTCAGCACTTTGTCACCAGCATAGTACGTAATGGTGAGCTGCTGAGTGCCTGGCTCTGATTCGCCGAATTCTTGGGCCGAAATGGCGTACGGCTTGCTGGTGTCTCGCGGCGTAATGTTCACGTCTCCAGACTTTTCGAGCGCAGGCGGTCCAGCATTGTCATCCCCCACGTCCAGCTGCTCTCCTCCAGCCAGTCCGTCTGCGTCATCACCTCCTGGAGACTCGACGCCATCAGGATCGGCTGCGGTCGGGATGTCGTCAGTGATTCTGAGGGAATCGACCACAATCCCGGACTGGTCTGCCACGGCGGGTGTCCACTGGACTCCGTGATCACCTTGGCTGGCCACAAAATCAGCTCTGGCCTCGGCGGCTCGTTTTGAATAATAGGCCTTGACGGCAGCGACTTCGTCGTCGAGACGGGCTGCGAGTCTTTGCTCCAGCACGATGCGAGCATACTGGTAACCAGCAAACCCACCGACGCCAAAGCCGACCAGAGCACCACCCACCATAGACATGACATCTATCCTCATCCCTCTCATATCAGATCCTTATCGGGCCGTCGACGTTGAAGTCGAGGAGAACAGTGTGCTCGATGAGATTCACGAACGCACGGTTTCCCTCGTCCCCGATCGAATAGAGTCCGAAGTCGACGAACCCGTCTCCGTCTCCTTTGAGCTTCCAGCCCACGATCTGGCCGGCCTGAGAACGTTCCAGGCCCAGCGCCTCATAGACCTCGTTCAGGAAGACATATCCATATGCTCGCAGGCGGTCATTAGCCCAGTCCTGCTGACTGCGAAGAAAGAGCAGGTTGTACTCCGGGGTCTTCGTCCAGTTTCTGCTGGCTTCGTCGAAGAACCTGGCGTACGGCGATGGCGGGATATTGGCGGGATCGATGATCTCACAAGCCTCCCCCAGCTCATTGAAGCTCTCTATGGCCCGCACATTGCGGTACAGAGCCTCCTCTTCCTCCTCCCCGATCTTCTCCACCACACGCTTGCGGTAGGCCTTGTAGCCGGCGTCCAGGGCCGTGTAGGCGGCCAGCAGGCTTGCCTGGCGCTTAAGCATCATGCCGTGAGCGCTCAGGATGCAGACGATGGAAGCCGAGCCGATGATGAGCGGCGGAGCATAGGTCCTTGCAAGGATCATGCCGCCTTCGGCATAGGCCTTGACCAGGCGCTGAGCCTTCTGCCGGTCGTCATCTTCTTCGATCGTAGAGATGATTCTGGCTTGCTTGATCTTGCCTTCGGCCTCGGCGAACTTCAGCTCAGCTTTCCTTGTGGCGATGACGGTCAGAGCGGTGGTTGCGACGAAACCCACCACGCCGGCACCAGTCAGGATCGTGGGGCCGTTCTTGTTGAGGAAGAACTTCGTTGAGCCGACGGCCCGGGTTGCGAATCTTGGTGAGTTCATGTCACATTCTCTCTTGTGGTTAACTTGTGAGAGGGCACAATTGGGGATTGTCGTTTATAACCCGAGGACCGGATAGGGGTCGGGCCTGGGTCCCTCAAATATGAATGGTCAGTAAGACCAGGCTGCGATCGGCTGCCCGTCGAAGTTCGGGGCGTACACGATCTGGCCGTGCGGACGGGGAACGTCGAACGCCAGCCATCCAGAAGACGACTGACCGGCGCCGAGCGTGGCTGTGATGTCCTCGTTCTCCTGCGCCGAGTTCAGGGCCTCGAACGAGTTGCCGGTGTCAGTCGAGAACACCCGGCCGCCGTTCATGACGTCACTGAAATCGAACGTGTTGACGTTGAATCCGTCCATGTAGGCAGAATCAGCCGCCGCAGTGACATGAACGATGACATACCAGCCGTTGGCCGGCGGCTCGCCGAACTCAGAGTCGGCAGGACGCTGAGTCACGATCACCTTGTCGACCGAGACGGTTCCTTCCTGGTTGTTCTGGTTGTCGCCGATGTCAGCGTGCTCACCAACCTTCAGCTGAGCAGGGCCATTCTGAACCGGCGTCGAGACCGGAGCCGGCGAGGTGCTGGACGAGGACACAGGCTTGGCGACGCCAGTCACATGCGATGTTCCGCCACACGAGCTCAGGATCATGACGAGACCTGCGAAGAGAACGAGCAGACCGGCGACGCGCTTCTTGTTTATCATTTGAATTCCTTCTTTCGTGGTTACTCGAGTACTACTTCTTGTTTGTGATTCTCTGATAGATGACGAACACTTGTGCGTCGGTCATACGCAAGACACGTGCTTTCCATTTTGGGCTTCCTGGATAAGCACTGATAACTGTGTCCCGCATCTGCTCGATGCTCATGGCTAAGTAATGGGCTGAGTCCGCGGAAGATTCAGGAGATAACCACCGCGGATTGCCCTCACACTGGCCGACCGGAGATCGTACCAGCCCCACTTGTCGTCAGTGAACTCGCCAGTCAGCCCGACGAGGTCATAGAGATCCGACACGGTAGCCACTTCGTACTGGCTGATCAGATCCCTGAGCCGGTCAAGAACATCCTCAGCCTCTCCCCGGCTGTCAAGGATGATGTCGTTGAAGTTGTGAATTGCCCTGTCCTGCCTGGACATTTCACGACGTCGCTCCATCTGCTGACCCAGCCGGCTGTAGTTCGTGTAGCCGGGCCTGCTGGCTGACTGACGAGGCCTTGAGTCGCCGAACAGAATTCTCTCGATGCCCTGGCTGACCGCATCCGAAACCATGTTCTTGGCCGCGGGAACCAGGACTTCCATGACGACATAACTGACCACAGTGTGTGAGTCTTCGCTGAAGAAAGTCTGAGACATGCGCTCAATAATGCCTCTCTTCCGCCTGACCGCTTCTCCTTCGATGACCTTCTCAGGACGGACTTTCTCCGGCGGCGGGATCTTGGCTCTCTTCGAGTTAGCCGGATAATCCACGCGGACCTTGCTCTGGCGGCCGCTGCCAATATCGACATCCATTTCGCTCATAGTATTCCTTAAGATAGATGGGGGCGCATGACCTGACGCTGGGCGGGGGGGATGCCCAAGAAAACGCCCGGCTCTTTATTGTCGTTTAAGCCCGAGGACCGGCAGATCTAGTCCAGAGCCCCTCCAGAAATGAACGTCAGTCCGGGATCTTCATCTCCCACCCAGAACTCCGACGGCGCATAGCGTCCAGAAGCTGCTGCTTGGTCATGGCGGTGAGCTCAGTGTCAGTTGGGTGTCTGTAGGCCCACGCCACGAGTTCGCCGTTCTTGAGCCGCGGCTCCTTCAGGCCAGTCATCTTGTCCTGTTCGGCCTGAGTAGGCCCAACACCGATAGAAGCGTTATCGAGATTCACGTCCTGAATCGTCCTTCCCGGCCAAGGACCAGACTTGTCCAGCTTGTGAGGATCCGGAATACCCGCAGCCACAGCGGCTTGGATGACCTCGGGCTCACTTGCCAGGTCCTTGGGAACCACGCCGTTTATGAAGGCCGCGGCAGAGTTCGGGTCGACGAGGAACTCACTGAAGAGCGCATCGAATGCCAGCGAATCGAGGAAATCCTGAGAAATTTCCTCTGACTTCCTGAACTTGCTGCCGCTCTCCCTGATCCCGTAGGCCTTCCCGATGATGTTCCTGAAGGCTTCAAGGATCTGCTTTCCGTCTCCGGTCTGGGTGATGGTCGTCAGCTTGCCCGACAGACCACCTTCTTCTGCCAGCTCCATGTCGATCAGCTCAGACTTGCTGAGATGGAAATAATGCTCCTCAGTCACCTCCTCACCATCGTAGTTCTCGAACGTGATTTCCTTCCTGATCATTCGGTTCCTCCCGCGGGAATCTTGAAGTTATTGAGCTTCTTGTATACGTCCATGTAGAACTCTTCTTTGTGACCGTTATAGGTCACTTCCCAGAGGATGCCACGAACGACGTTCGACCCGATGATGGCCTTCCAGTTCCCGAGAATCTTCGAGTACCAAACGATGTGAATCATGTCACTCGTCAGTTCCGGCGACTTGACGACATCTCTGTGGTCGTTGTAGTTCTTAACAACCATCGCCTTAGCCCTCTCGATAAAGCGTTCTATCTCAGTGGGCTTCCTGGCGCGCCTGGCTGCGGCCGGGCTCATAACAGCTGGGCTCGGTGCAGCTACGGTATCCTCTGCCATGAATATCTCCTTGTAGTGGTACTCGAAAAAGATCAGACCACGAGTTTTGTGTATTATCTCGTGATCTTAGACTCGCCTGATGGCGAATCGGGGTTCATTATAGTCCGTGTAATTCCTGCGAGCTCCTTCCTCATCTGAACTACATCGGATTTAGGCATCATCTTGCCCGTGAACTGGAAACAGGCAAGACGCGTCGTTCTTGATACGACATATGGCCACATGACCCAGAACAGGAAGTGACCGAGATGCGGGAAGAGTTTCCTGATCCAGCTAGAACTTGCCGTAATCACGCCTTGGAAGACGCGCATACCCCACGGCAAGGCAGGGTTGCCCATCGTCGGCCAGATGTGAGGTGAAGATGAGCTCGATGAAGTTCTCGAGGTTCCATCCCAGTTCGTCGCCAACAATGACATTAGCCAGGCCGAGAAGGCCATAGAACTCGTTCTGGCTTGCGTACATATCGCCGCCGACAATTCGGCGGTTGATTTCGTTCTCAGCCTGGCGAATGGTTTCGATGTCACTTTTGAAGTACCTCCCGGTTAGGGAGTCGTAGCAAAGGTTCTCACCGCCCTTCGTAATGATCACCTGCGTGCTACTCACAGGGTGATCATCTATGGCCTGCTTGGCGACGGCGTCGGTGACTTTCCGCTCTTTGGTGACTCCCAGCTGCTCGAGAACTTCCTGCTTGTACTCACGGAAGGCAGTATCGGCCAGCGTGTAGGCTCCGACAAGGGCAGCATTCCGCCTCATGCCGACCTGGTTTGCGCCGATAATGCAGCCGACCGTAGCGGTGCCTGTGATCGCAGCCGGAATATAGACCTTCCAGCATGCCTTCACTTTTTCTGTGGCCGGGAACTTCTCTCCCTCGACCCAGGCATCCGAGCCAACCCACTTGCTGCGGGCTTCCTGGATCTTCTCGATGGCCTTGGGAGTGGCCTTGGCTGCAAGAATTGCAGTAGCGATAACTCCGCCAACCGCAAGACCCGACAGAATTGTGGGGGAGCTCTGGTTCATGGACTGGCCTGCACGGCGCAGCCAAATTGGCATGGTCATGGTTTTCCTCTCTGAAAAAGCTTGAGCCCTTGTTACAGGGCTCAGTGGCTCCCCCGGTTAAGGGGCTATTCCGAATCGTTCTTCGGGATGATGACTTCGTGGACGCGGGTTGCGACCTTGGCGATGAGAGCGTTGGCGACAACACCCAGCACGACGGTAACGGCGGTCGATGCGACGACAGCAGTGACCTGGCGCTTGGTGGATACGCTAGTGGTCTCTTCGACATCGGTCTTGGTTTCGGTCATGATGCCTCTCCTAAAACACGGTGATCGGGTTCATTATAGGGCTTGTAATTCCTGCGAGGAAAAGTTGAGAGGCTATGTAAACTGAAACCCCATGCAGCGGGGAAGTGCTGCACGGGGGCCCAGTCGTCGGTCATCTGATTGTCAGAAGTGTTACGGCTTGATCTTCGGAACGAAGCTCAGTGACTTCGACGTGATCACATTCGCCTTCTCGAATCCCAGGATGAGAGCGATTCCAAGCAGACTTGCTGCAGCGCTGACGATCATGTCAGGACTCATGGTTGGCCTCGTTCGTGCTGCTTCATCGGCAGTACGGGCTTCCATAAGAGTCTTGATTGTGTCGGCGCAGCCATTCTGCTCTGCGGAACCGGTCTCGAGTCCTGCGAACTCAGAGATAAGGGTACTAATGGTCTCGTCGAGGGGATGAGTTTCGTCCTCAGTCTTTCGGCTAAACACGTCAGTCCTCTCTGTTGACTTTCACTATATGACGTGTTTTTCCTGCGAGTCAGGCCTTAGGTGTCACCTTGAGCGTCATTGTGTCTTTACTCTGAAGCTCAGACACAGGCGTCGAGAGCACCAGTGAATATGTGTCCTTGGCTGGATCAGACTTGTCGATCTCCAGCTTGCCGTCTGACGGCGGTGTGTAGGACGAAGACGACAGATGCAGAGCCACACCAAGGAAGGTGTCGATGGCCGACACTGTTCCCACGACTTGCTCGACAAAGCCCAGACCCCAGATGCCTGCTACAGCTGCGTAGAGCGTTGCTGCACCAGGAAGCCAGATCAAGGCGATTGGCTTGAGAAGGTTGTAGATCTTGTTGCTGAATGTCACGTTTGTCCTCTCTGAAAATAGATCAGCAGCCCAGACTGTATCTGAGAGTCAAATACCTCTGATACCACTCATAGGCTTGCTCCCTGCTTGGGTTACTTGTTGGATCAGCAGGTTTTGGAACGACTGTTTGCGTAGCGGCGACCACTATCTGACAGAATTTGTGGTTGTTGTTTTGCAGCTGCCGATTCTGGTAAAGAACCACGATTACTGACAAAAGAACCGAAAGCCCGAACAAGACAACATAAGCTCTTCGTTCTCTCACCGTTATCTTCCTCTGGGGGTGAAGGCAGCGACGACTGCTCCTGCTGATGGTGAGACGACGATGAGGACGGCCCAGGCTCGGACAGTATTGAAATTATCGCGGCTCTTGCTGACGGTACCATGCAGGCGAGTCCGATCAATCCCAAGTACCCGCTTGGTTCGGTAGCGTACACTTGCTTCCAGATTATCCATGCGCCGAACCCCGTTAGAGCTATGTCTCGGAAGCTCTGACCTAGGACCGAAAACCATTTCACCTCTCCCCGCCTTCTGCTAGATGCTCGAACTAGGTACTGTCTTCTGAAGTGACAACGTCGGATATGATCTTTCACCCGAGTCATCTGAAGTGAATATCTGTTCGGTAACGAGCATAAGGCTTACGTTCCCCATCTCATCACGCTCTTCTACGAGGTCGCCGAGATTGTAATCCACCCCGTAAATATAAGGAACAGTCGGAGGAAGCTGACCGTCGAAACTGTAAATCTCTTGCTGATCTCTCAGTGCTTGCAGTCCTTCTTGCATGAGAGCAGAAGTAAGAGCATCACTTGCATCAGCGTCATTACTGGAGTTGACAAGAAGAACTCTTCTGTCGGCTCCTGAGACGCTTGAGACGACTCCCGGAGCATTGACTATAACAGCTCCGTTCGACGCGAACACGTAAGCGACAGTCTTCAGCTGAGCAGTCGACACAAGCTGACTGATCTGCTGAAGACTATGCAGGTTTGGGTCAAATATGACTGGAGACATGAGGGTCTGGCCTGTGGTCAGGTCGTTGCCCGTGTAAATCTCGAAGTAGATCTGCCCAGTCTCGCCGTTCCTGACAAGCCTGAAACCAAGACTGTATGTATCGCACACATTCTTGATCGAGTTGTAAAGCGTGTCAGGAGATGCGGTTACTGTAATCTCCACAGTCGGGAACGGAATATTGCCTGACTGAATGAGCTGTCCTTCTGTGAAGAACGGAATCGTGTCATTGTCGCTGATTGCACCTTCCACACAGACAGCATGGAACATGAAATTAGCGACGTAGTCAGGAGTTCCCGTGATCACCCAGTTTGGAGTGGTCGTGGTGTCTGCAAGGGCAGGCATGGCAACACGGTCGTCGAGAAGATCTTCGACCGATTTACCCGTAACTGTGAGAAGTCTTTCGCCATTCTCATCAGTATCGTCAGACACAGTGTCAATTATCATGATACGGTATGACCCTTGCATTGCCATCATTGTCTTCGGCGCAAGGAGCATCTTGCAGTCCACGCTGTAAGGCGCGATTATCTGAAAGTCTCCCCACGCCGAATATCGTTCAGTCCAGATGAACGAGTTGTACTCCTCGATGACCTGATCACGGCGAAGAGCATCGTCAAGAGTATACCACTCCATCAGATACCCCCAATCTTGGCCGTGTATGTCAGATCATATGAAACCCCAGCTCCAAGCGCATAACACCTGAACTGGTTAATCCCCTTCTTCAGGGTAATCCAGCCGGGGAAAGGATCTGCCCAGTAAAGAACAGACGAAATAACCCCTGCCCTTGTGAGGGTCAGGCCCCTGAAACCAGGAACCGTGTTCACTGTGACTACGTCGCCGTCCATGAACGTTGCATTCGATACAGTGAATTGCTGATTTTCCCCGTCCGGAGCGATGTTGTACAAGGTGAACGAACTGAGATCCCGGTCCACATTCAGGGTAAATATGACTCCCGTGTCTGTGGTTCCTTCGTAGTCCACCATGTTCGCGTTCGTGTTGGGGACTGTCTCAGAGCTCAGTGTGCTCATCTCCGGAACATAGAAGTCCGGATCGTAGCAGAGAACTGAAATATCGACCTGCGGGTCGGCCGAGAACATGCTGTTTTCGCAGCTCTCGACCTGACCCGAAGTCACGACGTAGAGAACGTCGTCGAGATAGAAGCCCAGATCCACAATCGCCTTGGTTGTGAAATATGAATACAAGGCATCTCTGAGCGACTGAACTGTGTTCGTCACATAATCAGGCTCGATACCGACGCTGATTGTGATGTTCCGTGGATCGCGTCTGGCGTTCTGAAACTGAGCTCCGTCAACTTGAGCCAGCGTCGATGACGTCAGCGTAGCCTTGACGGGGTTCAGGCCTTCGATGTCCTTGACCACGTAACCGGCCGATGAGTCCTGCATCGGGAGCTGCAGTGTGTTACCACGCGAATTTGTTACTTCAAGCTGCGTTAGCACTGGACAAAGCTCCCTTCGCAATTGATAGCTGGTTCTTGGTCTGACGGTAGATAGTCGCGGCGGACAATGTCGCCGGAGAAGTGTTGTACTGGTTGAACGTGAGGTTCGTCTTGTCTGACGGCACAAGACCGGCAACCTGAGCTGCTGTCTGGTGAGCCGCAGATATAGACGTTGCTGCACTTGTTGATGCTTTCGCAGAAATAAGCTGCTTCTTGGACAGATCGTTCAGGCTTCCGAAGCCCTTCTTAGCTTCTGTCAGGTCAATCACTGGCGTGATCTTCGGCTGAAGGTCGATGTTGTCTCCAATGACATCTCCAGCCTGAGCCAGAGTATTGCCAAGAGTCTGCAACATAGTGTGACCAGTCTTCTTGACCGAGTCAGTAACCTTGCCGATGGAGCTGATAACGCCCACAACTATGCCGGCCATAGACTGAATACCGACTTGCATGAACGCCTTGGACGGTGAACTGATTCCAAGGAAATGCTTAGCTGCACTCAAAGCGCTCGAGGCAGCGTGCACCGCGGCTCCGATAACTCCGCCGATTCCTCCAGATATGCCAGCAATCATGCCCTGGATGATCGCACTACCCAGGTTGGCTGCTGCGGCATGAATTCTTCCGCTGCTTGCCCTGATTCTGTTGGCAATACCGTTGACAAGGTTGATTACCATGTTGACGCCGGCGTTCACAATACGCTGAGCACTATTGCCCACAGCATTGATGAACGCAATTACTACGTTAGTTGCAGCTCTGGCAACGGCCGAAATCTTCCTTGCAACGCCATTGAGGAACGCGATTATAAGTGCCGCACCCTCGTTGACGAACTTCGGCGTATATCTGACCGCAGCCTGAATCATGTGCAGAAGCAGGTTGAGGAACGTCGTGATGATTCTCGGCGAGTACTTGTTGATCGAACTGAGAACACCGTTCATCACAGAAGCGAAAGCCTGAGCCGCCAGTGGAGCAACCTTGATGATTGCCCTGAGCAGAGCTGTCAGAATCGCTGTGAAAGCGCGTGTGATCGCTACAGCACCGCTGCCAATGGCGTTAGCGAACGCGACTATTCCTTCGCCGATCTTCTTCAGAGTCTCTGGAATAAGACTCAGAATACTTGTGACGAACGACAATATAGCTGCACCTGAGGCCGTAACTGCAACGGCAAGTGCTGTGAGACCTGTCGCAAAGAGCAAGACTCCTGCGCCTGCTGCTAGAACACCCACGCCAAGGAGCGTGATGGCCAGTCCCAGCCCGAGCAGTGTCGGGATAAGAGGTGTGAGCAGAATTCCCGCCGCGGCAATTATCAGGAAAACAGCCGCAAGTGCAGTCAGTCCCTTGGCGATTGCTGACCAGGAAAGAGCTCCCAGTGCTACCAGAACCGGGGTCAGGATAGCCAGAGAAGCGGCTACCACCAGCAAGGCGGCAGCTCCGGGCAGTGCTCCAGACATCAGGAACATGGCCGCGGCAATAATAGCCAGTGAAGCCGCCAGGACGATAAGCGACTTGGCTATCGACCCAACAGACTGACCACCCATCTTGTCAAGGGCATCAGCGATTATGACCAGTGCCGACGCGACAAGAAGCAGACCCAGAGACGTAGCGATCATGCTCGGAGGCATCAAGTTCATGGCCGCGGCAATGATGAGCAACGCCGCTGCGATGGACACAAGACCCTTGGCCAAGGTAGCCGGAGACAAAGCTCCAAGCTTCTCCACAGCTCTGGCTATGATGTTAAGTGCCACACCAAGAATTGCCATGGAAACAGCAGTGCCAATTAGCTGCACACCGCTGATCTTGTTGAATCCAGCAAGAATTGCCAGAAGAAGAGCAATTGAGCCTATTCCCTTGGCAAGGTTCGCGAGACTCAGCTTTCCGAGCCGGCCAACTGCCAGAGACAGCACGTTGAGTGCTACAGCCATGACTTCCATGGAATATGCTGTGGCAATAAGGCCCACAGAATCCTTGGACATCAGTGCTGTCGCCACGACGAGCTCAAGCAGAAGCACAGCAATAGCCGACAGACCCTTGGCCAGCTGTTCCCAGCTGAACTGAGCAAGAATAGCTACTGCTCCTGCAAGGATAACTATCGCTGTGGCCAGAAGATTCAGGGCTATTGCGATAGCTTCCATTTTGAGGATGCCAGCAGAGCCTCCAACTCTGATCACCACAGCCATTGCAGCCAGAAGCTGAATGAACAGTGCTGTTATAGCAGTCAGGGCCTTGGTCAGGTTCTTCACGTCGATAAGCGACAGAACCAGCAAAGAAGCCGCCAGAAGAGCTACAGCAATGGCAATCTTCTGCAGAATACCAGCCTTAAGACTAGTCTGCATGGTCACCAAGGTGTGTGTCAGCGACTCGAAAGACTCCTTGATGGTGCTGAAGAGACCTCCGCCACCGCCGGCCGACCCAAGGTTCTTGATGAACTTCCTGATTGCTACCAGGATTCCGCCAAGAAGAAGCTGATTGATGACGCCTGTTACAGCGCTGAAGTTCCCGCTCTCAATGCCCTGAGTAACCGCACCGGCGAGCTTAGAGAACTCCTGCCCGATCTTCTGCACGAACGGAGAAACAGCTGCGATTACCTTGTTGAAGGCACCACTCAGTCCGCCAAGTGCTCCGATGATCGCAACGATCACCTTGATCGGGAAAGACAGCACTTTACCAAGGATTTGGAAGAACTTGGTCAGAGCACCGCCAGATTCGATTGTTTGACGCACTTTGGACAGGAAATTCCCTATCCTGGCGGTCAAACTCAGGAAACTTCCCCCACCGCTTGCAACCGCGCCGAACAAAGTGAACAGCGTCTTGACTAGGCCACCGATAATGTCGAAGACGATCTTTACGACCGAGAATATGCCTACAAAGGTGGCCTTGAGATCCTTGACTCCCTGACTGCTGAGTCTGAGCTTCTCGACAAACTTCTCGAGAGCTACTGTCATTTTGACCAATGTCAAGGCAGTGACTGGCGGGAAGACTTCCCTGAAGGCCGAGCCGATAGTACCAAGGATCTGGCCAAGGTTCCTGAATGCATCGCCAATGGCCTGGATAAGTTCATCTCTGCCACCGAGCTTGTCCCATTCAGTGAGAAGCTTAGAGAAGTTGTTAAGTGGCCCTGTGAAGGCGTTCTCAAGAACGTTGTGAACCTTGGACAAGGTAGCTGTAGCGTCGGTAACGTTTCCGATTACAGCTTCCCAGACACGAGACCAGGCAGTTGCAACTTCCTCAGCAAGGGCCTGATGCAGCTGAGTCAGCGTCCGGATATCAGTTGCTGAAGACTGAGCTGCTTTGGCCTGCTTCAGAATCGCCTGAGTCTGCTTCTCAGAATATCCGAGACCTCTCAGCTGAGACGCACTCAGATCGCCGGTGAAAGTCTCAAGTGTCTGAGTCAGAATCTTGGACGTCAGCCAGCCCTCTTGCAAGGTATTACGGAAACCCTTGTCCTTCTTGATCATCTGATCAATGGCGACGCCGTGTACCTTGGCAGTCTGAATAAGTGCATTCTGGAATACCTTACCGCCCAGGCCAGCATTCACGACTGAGTTCCAGTCCTGAAGCTTGACCGTACCTGAAGCGATGGCCTGCGAAAGCTGATACATCGCGGTAGAGGCTTGCTCCGCAGACGAGCCCGAAAGCGCTGCAAGATTCGCGATGCCCTTGATTGAGGCTACCGAAGTCTTCAGGTCGACACCAGCCGCGGTGAATGTGCCGATGTTCTTCGCCATCTGACCGAAGTTGTAAACGGTCTTGTTGGCGTAAGTGTTCAGCTGGTTAAGAGCGGCTGTAACTTGCTTGAGATTCGTGCCCTGTGCCTGTGTGTTCGCAAGGATCGTCTTGATTGCATTGATCTTGGTCTCATAAACGTCCAGACCCGCCTTGATTGGGTCAATCGTCAAGGACTTAAGGATGGATATGCCTGCGTTTACAGCCTTGTTGGCAATCGTTGCGAGGGCGGTGACGCCAATAATCCCAAGCGTCTTGAACTTTCCTGCTATGGACTCAACACCATTGGCCATTCCCTTGAGAGAGAACCGCTTTCCGGCTTCGTCCAGATTGTTGATGTCCTTCTCAGAACCCTTCAGGCTGTTCAGGCCGTTCTTAAGGTTCAAGAGCGCTTCTACGGTGCCTTTAACACTGGCAACGAAAGACTCACCCTTAAAGGTCATCTCGACAATTCGCTCGTCGATGCTTCCACTCATGAAGACGTCACCTCCCTCCACACAGCATTGGCGATCTGGTCAAATATAGGCCTGATCGCTGGATTGATGTAGTCCCTGCCTTGCACGTACCCGCCGGTTCCCGTTCCGTGACCATGTTGCAGCATAACGGCGATGGGTGTTCCGGCCGCATCTATGTGAGAGTTGGTCCAGAATATAGACGCACTCCCACGGCTAATTTTGATTTCATAACTCCACGACGCTGCCGTTGCTCCAGTGTCTTGCGGAGTCACAGATGCCAGAGCCGCCACACCTTGCTGGGCATACATGTTCAGTGCTTTGTAAATATCGCCTCTCTGTATTCGTGCAAGGAATTTGTCAGTCCGGTCGAAAGAGCCTCTTGACGTGATCTGAAGCATGAGACTCCTTATGCGAGGAGATATGTGAAACCGAGATGAATCACGTCTCCTGAAGCAATTGTCGCAGTTGGAGACAAAGTCTTGAGCACGATTTCACCGTTGGTTTCCATAAACGCACCTCCCGAAGCCACACCGCCCTTGTCATAGGCATGAACTTCTTCAGATGCCGGCTTCAGCCCAACAGGAAGAGTGGCACAGATTGTGTCTGGGCTGATGTTTCCTGAAGAAGAGCTGGTGAGCGTAGATCCGCTGTATGTCAGGTCAATATCGACACATGCAAGACGGCCCACAGTGTACGCCTGGAAAGAAGTCACTGAGAAGTTCGTTGCTGCAACCAGAGTGAGGCCTGGATCAACCAGGTCGTCGACTGGATTGACTGAGCCAAGATCGATGGTACTTGCGTCACCCAGCGTGAGAACCAGGTGATTAGTTCCATCAATCACAGCATGCTTGACAAACGCCGTTGTGAATGAGCCAACGTCAACTGTTCCGCCATCACCCTTTGTGAGAATGAGATGGTTGTTGACGTCAATCGTCGCGCCCTTGAAGAATATGGCCGTGTCAGAAACGCCTGCAGGCCCCTTGATGTTGCCGATGAGAATCTTGGGCATGTCTCACGCAGCCGCATCCACGCACAAGGCGTTGTCGAAGTCGACGGTCTCATTCGAGCCAGTTGTGCGAGATGTAGAGAGAATATAGGTCACCGCGGTCATGTCAGGCAAGCTCGAACTGACAGTGCGCCTTGAAGTCCAGGTCTCTCCGTCTGCGCTGGTGTACCACGTGGCCGTTCCCGAAACCAGACTGATCTTCCACCACTTGTGGTTGAAACCGTCATAACTCAACGTCGTGTCTGAGTTGCTTCCTGCATTACGGGAACGCATCAGAAGGTTTCCGCTACTCTGGCCTATTGCCAGGTAGTTGCTGGCATCCTTCTGAAGCTTCATCAGCGTTGTGGGGTTAGTAGCCACAGGAAGCGTTACCGCTTCGACTTCCGCACGAAGACCAGTGAAGTTGAACGTTGACGCAGAATCCAGATGATCGTTTCCGCTAGTCGTGCAAGTCAGCTGAAGCTTCTGCCCGGCAACCACGGCAGTACTGCCGGAAGGAACAGTCCACAGTGCCGAGAAAGCCTGACCGTCAAAGCCCTCCCAGGAATCCTCGACCACAGGATCCCATGAATCCTCAGGATATACCGCCGCCAGCTGCTTGATCATGTCCGTGAAATATGACAAGCCGGCAGGAGTCGAGTTGCGAGGACCGCCTTGAGAACCTGGCTCCGTGTCGTACGGGTTCGGCAAGGTTCCATCCGTGATCCAGACGAGTCCGGCGCGCTGTTCACGTGACAGGCGAAGTGCTTCGTCTCTCTCTTTCGTCCCCCAGCATCCGTAAACGACGTGAAGAAACCTGCTCGACGGATACGTGGTCAGCCAGTCGATGAAGTGCGAAGTAGACGCGAAACCACGGTACTGGCCGATGTCTCCCTCGAAGTTGCACAGAATATCGCATGCACTCATGTACGACTCGTCAGGAGTGGTGCCCGGGTTGATCAGGACAAGACCTCTGCCAGGCTTCGATTTCGTGTAATCACACAGCGCCTGGTAATATGGCTGGTGAATGACCTCGACAGAGCACTCGTCGAAGAATATCCCGTCCATGTAGACGAAGCTTCCATCGGCCAGCTCAGTGTCATACAGCGAATGCCATGCGTCGATCTGAGCCTCTACTGAAGACTGGCTGTTAGCTGTGAACGCCGTGCTGATGTAGCCAAGCACAGTCATTCCCGCGGCTCGCATCAGCCGAATCTGAGCGACGTAGTCAGTGTTCGCCGTATCGCCAGGCCCTGATGCAGGGTTGGCGATGACGATTGACATGTACGGCGCTGCTTCCTGGTAATCCTGCCACACGCCGCCGCCGTCAACAAACCACGTCGGATAGGTGTAGCTGGGCCCGCCGAAATGCTGGATGGCGTTACCGGTAAGACCTTCGCCCTGAGACCCAGCAGGACCTCTGATGTTGCCCAGCAATATCTTGGTCACTCTGTTCCTCCTGACTAGGTCTTGATGATGTATATGAAGTTCAGATATGGCGGAAGACCCGATGCGGTCTTGGTCTGTCCCACAACCTTTGCTCCATCAGTCACGGTATCACCGCTGTCACTGAATGTGGCAAGAGCTTTCCTGACTGTGGATACCCATGCAGGCGAACTGATCCTCTTCATGTCGATTAGAGGAGCAGGAGAAGCCGAAAAGAAGTCGATCTGAGCCACAGCGTCAACAGAACCGCCATCGATCTGGTGAGAGTGCGAAGCTGCTCCGCCAGTTGACCCAACCGAAGCTGCTTGCTGTCTTGGGAAACGAGCTTCCATGTTTGGCACGTTGAAAGTCGTAGTCCCGTCACCAATGCCATAAGCCGTCCCCATCAAGGCGAACAAGTCAGAATATGTCGTCCTTGAAACAGCTGAGCCGTCACAAGCCAGCCATCCGGAAGGAATGGAGGACGGTGCTGTGAACATCCACACAGCTCCCGTAGGGGCCGCTGCAGTAGGTCCTGTGGGGCCTTCATCACCTTGCGGACCCGTCACGTCTCCAGCATCAATGTTGGTTCCGCCGTGAGTGGTGAGAATCAGGTGACCCGATCCATCGACGGATCCTGACGCAATGGTCGCGTCGACAATCGCCTGCATTGCTTCGGCCGTGAGGCCAGTTACTTCAGCCATCAGACCTCCCGGTCATAGTGAGTAGATTGTGTAGGTGTCTGCGTCAATGAAATTCGCAGAAGGCCAGTTGATGTCGAACGTGTCGCTGTCGATCATGGTAATGACCGTGTCTGGCCCTGTAGCGGTCCACGTTCCGTCGCCGTTGTCTGTGATCATGAGAGTCGTGTGAGACTCGAACATGTCGATCAGTATCTGAGGATCAGGAAGAGAAGGCTCTGTCGTATCGTCTCCATACAGCAGAGTTTCGAGGTCCGTAAGGACTCCTGGCAGAATATGATCGAGCAAGATCACGAGATGTGAGCTAGGTTTCCCCCCGGGGATTTTTACGGGTACAGTTGTGAAGTCCCATGAAAATGAAACCGGACTAATTTCAGCGCCAATTGACGAATACTTGTCATTTGACGGCGCAGCAATCGCGTTATAGACCAAATGAAGCTCTTCATTCGTCCTGTAACAAAGACCGAAAGAAGGTCTTCCCTGAGAAGTCCTGCTCAGGGAAACTCCATTGTAAATATCGAACTCGTCTGGATACATATACGCGATAATAGTCCCTGAATGGTTCGAAGGGACATTCCGGTTTCTGTACGTCTGCCCGTCAATATAAAGCGGACTTGAACTGTCGTCGCCCTTCTCGTTAACTGAAATCAACCCGTTCCAGGCGACCCCCGGGGAATTTTCGGGGTAAAGAACACCTTGACTGACTCCTTCGGAATATGGCCGGGTGTCGCCATCCCAGGTTATACGCACGTTTTCTCCTAAGGGCCGAGATAGCCGTGAATTCCGACCGCGAAGTCCTTGAACCTCCAGGGGCCACTGTTTGACTTGGTTGCACCGGCGTTTCCGCCTTCTACCTTAGCTACCAGACCCGTGGTATTGACGTCCGGTGCGAACTTCACATCATCTGGAGCGAGACCTTCAGGATCGAGATAGATTCTCCATCCGACAGCTCCTGTAGTCGCATCTCCCTTGATATAGAGCTCGATTCTGATGTACGTGTTCAGGGCAAGAGCTGCGTCTGTGATCATTCCTGTGTACTGAGTCCCCGCGGAGTTGGCATAAATAAGCTTTCCCGCAGTGGTATGAATAAGCGACGCACAGTCTCCAGAAGCTGTATAAGCATGCCAGATTCTGGTGTTTGACGCAGGAGTTGAGCCTGTCTTGAAGAGGAATCGGCACCACAGCTCTGATTGCGAGCCAACAGACGTCGTCCACCTGAAGAACGCAGTGGACGCGGTAGCACCAGTAGCCACTTCAAGAGCTTTGGTACCGTGCACGTCTGTATCGTTCTTGAACATGACTGTCTGACCCGTAGTCGGGTTAGTGATAACTTCGAAAGCGTTCTCGCCAGTACCAGCCGAGTTGGCTGTCGTCATAGTGACGCCGTCAGTGCCTTCTTCGAAATCATTAGACAGGAAAGGTGCTTCCTTCTCATACACAGACCCTGCGGCGGTGTCAATTCCCCAGTCTCCCACAGGAGCTTCGTACGGGAAGTTGTCCAGGCCAGTCAAATCCCACAGATAAGCGGCCGAGTTCTCGCTTATGTCCGCATACAGATTGTCAGACTCGAAATCGATACCTGGGTCACCTTCAGAAGCTCCCCCGGGGAAATCTGAGAGTCCAGTCAGATCCCACCAGGTAACCATGGCGTAATCGAGTTTGGTGAAGACGTCGCCTGTATCTGTATCGATTCCCCAGTCGCCTATAAGTGCTTCTTCTGGGAAATCTGAGAGTCCAGTAAGGTCCCACCAGAAAGCAGCCTGGAACGTTCTGTCTTCCGTGTACAGATTATCCGAGTCAAAGTCGACTCCGGCATCGCCTGCCACAGCACCTTCTGGAAAATCATCCAGATCCGTCAGATCCCACCAGGTAACTTCCTCGTACGTGAACAGATCTGCAAGTTCAGCCAGAGTAGGAAGACGAGGATCGTCATCGTCACTTCCATACAGAATATCCTCGAGCTGGCTTACTGGATCTGCCGTATTAATCCTTGTATCGACGACAAAATGCGCCACTGGCCTGAATCCAGCCGATACGACCGGAACCGTGGTCACATCCCACGAACGAGTTTGCACGGAAGGACCATCGGTCATCGTGCTGTGCAGGAAATCAGAGATCTGTGCAAGAGCATTGTAGACAATATGAATCTTGTAGCCCAGAGATACGCCTTGCACGTCATTACCGATGAGAGTCCGGTATGAGAAGCCGAAAGTCTGCTTCTGCTGATCTGCCGCATACAAACCTTCTGATAGGTAAAGCCTGCCGGCACATGGAGCGAATTCGAGAGGCGCTGAATAGGCCTCAATCGTTGCTCCGAAATCCTCTCCAGAAGGAATGTTGAGAACCTTATCTCCGTCAATGTAGTACGGCTGCGGTTCTCCTCCGCTTGGTGCTTCTGTAACGCTCGCAAGCCCGCTCCAAGGGACAGCATTGCTGCCAATGTAGAGCATGCCGCGGTCTACGCCTGTGTGATAGAGACGCTCCCCAAGGGAGTCCCAGGTAACTCTAGTCATCCCTTACTCCCCATCTGGTCTCGGCGTTGCTGATTGATTTCACGGTTACGTCTGGCTGCATCAGCGGAAGTGAGCTTCTTCTTAGGTGCATTCTTGATGTTACAGACCTTGATCAGCGTCAGAAGACGGTTAAGATGCCAGCTCTGGCATTCGAATGGTATGCCTAGTGCGATCATCCAGTAATAGATGAGCTCTGCCGTAATGATCTCACGGCTCTGGGCATTCTGCTGCTCGCTGAACCATGTCGCCGTCATCTTAGCGTTGATGTAGTCGTTGATTTGCTGGTAATGTTCGGTTGTGAGAACTGGAATCAGGTGTTCTGGGAATTCGTCTCCGGAAAACATCATCCTGACATAGTCAAGTGTCTGTGCGTCAGACTTACTGTCTGTGTTCAGGAATGGAATTTCCCATTTGGACTCCCATTTTGACACTGAGACCAGCGAATGCTCCAGCTCAAGAACTGTGTAGTCAGACGAGACGAATTCGTTGCTCGCCTCGTTGAATCCTTCTTCAGTGGTAATCTTAAGCCGGAGCATTCGCTAATCCCTCCCTTCTAGCTGACGTAAGTGAACATCCACTCCGTGACGTACGGAGTGTTGAACACGTAGTTGACGTCTGCCCTTGCAGTGACAACCTTCTTCTGACCGGAAGTCAGCAGCTGAGAACCACCAGCGTGCAGAACTCCGTCGACGTAGTACTTCACGCCGGCTTCGGTCGGAATGGTGATGGTGTGCGCACCGTCGAAGGTCGGCGCAGTCAGCGTGATGAAGTTCACATCGCCGGCGAACAGGGCGATGACGGCGTCCGGCGAAGGCAGTTCGGGGTTTCCGGACGCGCCGTAGAGCAGATCGGTGAGAGTGGTCAGCGAATCGGGATCGACCAGCGTTGAGTCAATCACGATCAGCGAAGTCGGCTGCAGATCGGTAGCCGATACCGGTGTAGTGGTGAAGTCCCACGAGAACTCGACCGAGGCCGGCGAGTCATTGATCGTGGCGTAGTCCTTCTCCGACGGAGCCGCGAGAGCTCCGTACACGAGATGAAGTTTGAACCCCGCCTCGGCCGACAGGTCGTTGCCCACCTTGGTGCGGTAGGACAAACCGAACGTCTGCCGCGGCTGCTGACCAACCTGAACACCAGCCGAAGGAGTGTCGGTGCCGTCACAGGCGCCGAACTCGTCCGGGTAGGTGTAGGCAGTGATGGTGCCGCCGAAGGTCTCCAGCGACAGAAGGTTGGAGTACTTGATGTTGTCCGCGTACGTCGGGTTGGGAGCCGCTCCGTCAGGCTTCTCATTGACGGCAGTCAGCCCGTTCCAGGCGAAACCGGTGTCGTAGAGGCCCGTAGAGGGATTCAGCGGGTAAAGGACCCCGTGATCGACCCCAGTCTCGTACCTCTTGTTGCCGGTGTCATCCCAGACCAGTGCTGTCATGGTCTATCCTCCTAGAAGTAAACGTCGTAAATATCGTGGTTCAGGTTTTCGGTTGTAAAGTGCCTGACGTACTTCGTCAGAGGCAAATCGGCAACCTTGTCCGGTATAGCACTGTCTGGATCACGGTCGATCACAGTTACCTGATAGCGGATTCTCTTGTAATACGGAGAGTTGTCCGCGTAATCGACATTCTGGAAATCCCTGTTGTAGACGATTGCCGGATATGTCATAGTGACGTTTGGCGGTGGCTGAAAATATACGCTCACGCCATCCTGAAGATCTTCGAGAAGAGTCTGGAAATCAAGCCGCATTCCCATTCCACAGATCTCCAATCGTCAGTATGAGTCTCGGTCTGCGTACCTCGACGTTAGTGACTGTCCAGCGATGTCCCTCCCACTCGAGGTACCTGATGTTCACAAAATTGGCGTAGGCGTCAGCATCCGCCAAGAGACTGAACGAGTTCTCAAGCGCGAGGTTAACGTTGAGCTCTGGCGGAACTTGCACGGGCGGCTCCAGGCGCCTGGCGTTACGGACGACGTCACCGTAATACATCTTCTCGGTAATGACTTCCTGCCAGACGCCTGGAGTTACCTCGGTACTAGTTGCGTAGCCTACGGCTCCGTAGAACCGCATTGGCTACCTCAGCTAGCGTTGCGGGTGAAGATCCAGTCCTCGTTCGCGTCGTCCATGAAGGCGTAGGTCGATGCGGCCTTGGCCCTGATGTGGACGGACTCGCCCGCGGAGATGGCGCTCTGTGCGCCTGGGCTCAGAGCACTTCCCTCGGTACCGTCGTCCGGATCCACGATCACGTAGGTAACGTGAGTCGTGGTCGGAATGGTGACGACACCAGTGGTCTTGACGAAGGTCGGAGCGGTCGGGTTCGGCAGCATGCCGCCGGCGCCGGTGAACTCCATGATCGTCAGGGCGCCCTTGTACTTGGTCATGGCGCCGCTGACCCGAGTCTCCATCAGGTACTTGAACTGGTTGTAGTCGATGTCGAAGAAGTCGAACATCGAAACCTGGCCGCCCTTGTCGGCGCCAATGGTGTAGTCCGACAGGTTGACGATGATCCCGATGAGACCTGCAGTCTGCTCCAGCGCTTCACAGGTGACGATCCCGCTGACACCCAGCGCGGCAGACAGCTCCTGAGTGGTGCCATACAGGCGCCTTCCCAGAGTGTCCTTCGCCAGCAGCATCTTCGACAGGTACACCTGAGTCGTGTACAGAACCGGGTTGCCCGAGCCGCGGTAGTATCGCATGGCCGTGACGACCTGGTCCACGATCTCGTCAGCGGAACTGGCCGCGTCGCTCAGATCAATGTTGAGGTTGGTCACGTACATGTCGTCGTCGCCCAGGATCGGCCTGACGTTGGCTGCGTTGATCTTGTCCGAGTCGTCCACCTCACGGCCATCGCCGACCAGAATCGCTCGTGCGAGCTCTTCGTCCAGCATGACACGCATCTCGGTCTGCAGCCACGTCACGACATCGAAATCAGTGATGTCGATGATGTCGTCGCGGTCCAGCTTCTGCTTCTTGTAGATGGTCTGAGGGGTCGTGATCCTCCGGGCCACCGCGAAGAACTCTTCCTTCTTCAGGTCGCCCTTGATGTAACCCTTGGCCCGGGCTTCGTCCTGAGTGATGTCCGCGGTCCAGCTGCGAATCCGCGAGAACGGGGTCTTGCGGGTACCGCTCAGAACGCCGGCGACCCACTGAGTCCTCCGGGAGATGAACTCCGGAGTGTCGGTGACCGCCTGGTCGTACGGGAACAGGGTGCTGATGTCGTCGATGCCGTGAGCAAGCGCGTACTCCTCAACGGCCTCCTTGAGAGAACCACCCTTGCGGGCCGCGGCGAAGATCTCCTGCGCATCGGAATGCGACAGAGTGGCTCCGCCCGCCTTCGGGTCACCGTCGTTGTTCTTGTCGAAGACGTTTCGGGTCACTTGGCCTTCGCCCTTCTTGTTGGTGGGATCGTTGTTGTTGCCGTCTCCCATACCGCCCTGCTGGACGGAAGCACCGACGAGAGCGTAGACGACATTCTTCTGCTCGTCGCTCAGACTGTTGAACACGTCTTCGACAGAAGGTCCGCTTCCTCCAGATGCAGCCGCAGCAGGAGCTGAGGGCATGTTTCCCTTGGGACGCATCTGAATCTGCCGAGGAGCAGAAACAGTCGTGCTCATGTTGGCGTGCTCCAGAGGCTCACCGCTGTAAATCACGGCTTCGTCTTCAGAGATGGTGATGTCGTCACCATGAGCAATGTTGATGTTCTCGATGAACGCGCCGGGATTCGCACCCGACAGAACCAGGCTGACTTCACGAATCACACCGTGAACAACGTTCTTGGCCTGCTGAACCAGCTGGTTCGCGTAGATCGAAAGCGAGTTGATGTCCTTGTGGATCACGAGCGCCTTGGCCTGCTGGCCGGCAGGGGTGTCGTTGAAGAAACCCTCACCCCAGACGCCGTCGGCTCGGTTGTGCAGGAGAACGTGACCCAGAACGTTGTCCGGGGCATCGTGCTGGTGCTGCCACACGAGAGGGACCTGCTGCTGGTCGTTGCCCTTGAAGGCGTGAGCCATGATGACCCGGCCATCGGAGCACTTGATCCCGCTCTTGGTGACGTAGCCAGAGAAGTCAGCTACCATTTTGACTATTCACTCCTTGCGTTATTGCCGGGACTTGCTTGAAGGGCAACATCTGTTGTGGTGGAGGTCTTTGTACAGCCCTCGCTTTCGCGGCTTCCTTAGCTGCATTAGCAGCAATAGTCGGATCCGTTTGATCGATGGGCAGGTTCTTGTTCAGAAGCTTATCGGCCTTCGGATCAGTAGACGGTCTGAAGCCGATAACACTGCGCATATCGTTGGAAGAAAGAACTTCGTTTCTTGTGAACTTGTCAGCAATCTCAGCAAGCTCCTTGACAGGAACAAGAGTGAACGGATTCTTGATGTAGATGACTGACTGACCTTGTGAACGAGCCGTCTTAGTAAGAAACGTTCTTATGATCGCTTCTGTAATAGCACCAAGAACAGGCTCAATCGACCGGTTGTAATAGCCAATCATCGTGGTTTCATCGGCCGTTCCGTTCATGACCTCTTCGGTGAGACCCAGCTGGCCATAAAGCATCTTCGTAAGATACTCAACCTGTCCCATCAAGTTGTTCTCAGCAGGCCTGTTCAGCTGAGTGACTTTTTCGGTACCGTCTACATAGGCGATACCATACTGAGAGCCCTTGAGCTGAAACTCAATCTCCTTGAGTCTCTTATCTGCTTCGGCCCTTCGAGCTTCAGTCTTGATGACGTAAGGAAGCTGAATGATGAGATCAAGCTGACCTGATGCACTCTGATCGTCAACAGCATCCAGAAGATTGAGCTTTCTGAGCAAACGCTGAAGAGTTGAGTTCGGCTCGTTCATCACTGTGTAAAGAGGATTCTCCACGATAGCGACCATACTCTTCGGAACGAGTACGTCTTCCTGAAGACCTTTCTTCGGGCTATCGTTGTACGCCCTGACGAGAACGTGCCTTGGATACCACTGCATCACACGGCCAACACGCATGCTGTTGACATCGTATCCTCCTGTGGTCAAAGGATTCAGCGTGGTGTCAACGGGAAGAATTGCAGCTACACCTTCGTCAAAGAGCGTCTGAACGAGATCCTGCCTGAACTGACGAGCACCTTGATCAACATTCGCTTCAACAGTCAGGCAATCATTCAGGCCGCTGGTTATGTCTTCCTGATACTGCCTGTTCGCGTCAAGTCTCACATGACGAATAGGAACCGCTGCTACATCGATCGCGATTCTGGTGTAGATCGCAGATACGATGGTCTTCTCGCCAGCGAACCGGAGACGCCTGCGTTCCGGACGATGCGTATAAGACGTTCCCAGATCAGATGAAGTTGACAGAACTTCAGGATGTTCGTCCTGGAATCTGAAAGCATTCCAGGCACCCTTAATACGATCTGTAAGTTTACTGATACGTCATCACCCCCTTTCAAGCTAGAAGGGTCAGAACAACTAAGCTGACTCGAGAGCTACGATCCGGGCTTCGAGCTTGCCGATTGCGTGGTTGACGGTATCAGTAGCTGCAACTGCTGCAGCAGACTGAATCGTGTAACCAGTCAGGACGACCGTTGCACCCGTATCAGCCGTCAGTGGCAGAGAAGTACCCGAAGCATCGAAGAGCGCGAACTGCTCGGTACCTTGGTGCGGATTCATCGCCGACTGTGAGACGAGAACTGCTTGCGTGACTTTCTGATTGCTCACTCGAATGACTCCTTGTTCAGTTTGTACGCCACATAGGCGTCCATCATTGCTGCGACGTTGTCGATCTTTTGTTCCTGGCGTCTCTTGAACAGCTTTCTGTTACCGTTGGTGTCTTCCATGGTAATAGCGTTACCCATGGCAAAGCCCATCAGCTCTTGGTCAAATATGAGCATTCGCTCACCAGACAGTGCTTTCAGTTCACCAAGAGGAACAGATTCTGTCCGAGCTCCCTGAATCACTTTCTCTATTCCGAAAGGCCCATTCTCAGCTTCCCAGCGAGTAACAAATTCTTTGGCATTGTACGGGTCAAACCCGAAAGCTCTGACGTCATACTCGTTATCCAGAATAAAACGTTCCAGATCGTCATAGACTTCCATCATGTCCAGAACTGCACCTTCAAGAACGTGCAAGCTGCCTTCCTGAATGAATTCGTCGTACTTCTGGCGCATAGCACCTGGAAGCTTCGACATTGTCAGACTCGAAATATAGCTTCGGGTCTTAACTCCGAATGAGCCATTGCTTACCGGAAAGAGAAAAGTAAAGGCTGTAAAGTCGTCACCTTGAGAAAGGTCAGCGCCCATAGCACAAGGCATCTTCCAGAACTCACGCCTGCGGTGAGGAAGCGTTTCTTCGTATGTAAAGAAATACGTGTAACCTTCCATCGGGATTCCGAAACGTTTGGCCAGAATATCGTTTCTTGAAGCAGGCGCAGCCTCAGCCCGCTCGACATCTAGCTGGTAGGTCTCATAAGTGACTGTTTTCCCCAGATTAGGGTTAGCCTTGAGCCAGGTTGATGGATCAGCAACTTCTGTAATGTCATCTAGCTTGTAATGCCAGATCGAAACGTGCGGATTGATGTAATCGCCTTTAAGTATGTCTGCTAGTTCAAGCTTGATAGTGTCGCCTGAACCATTCCTGACTGTTCCTTCAGAACTGGTTGCAACAATTATGTAATCAGGAAGTTTAGATGCACCTTGTTCCAGTGCGCCAATAACATCCTCGCGCAAGTCGCCTGACAGCCATTCGTCAATCGTCGAGACTTTGGGTCGCAAACCCTGCAGCTTTGCTATAGCCATAGGCCTGACTTCAAGCAAAGAGCCTGTCAGAAAATTCTCGACACCCTTCTTGGTGGATGCAAGCTTCACGCGCATAGCCCTGGAGCCCGTCGTGTTCTGCAGTGATCCTTCAGTGAGGAACTGGAACAGCGGGCCACGCGCACGCGTGATAGCGGTCCTGAAAGGCGACATCACCTCTTCAGCCTGCTTCATAGTTGGAGCAGTCGTGATCTGGTGAGTCGTTGAAGTGTCTACATTCAGAAAGTACGCGTGAACGCATTCCGCGTACATGGACTTGGCCGCACCACGTGCGACAATCAAGTATTGCTTGTTGACGAGTCTCTTGCAGATGCGCTTCCGGATGTAGTGGCCTCCATGACCATCTTCATTCGGAACATACACACTTCGCTCTACAAAGTAAAACCATGCGAGAAGAGATTCTGCCCACAGTTTGAAACTGTCCAGCAAATGAAAATCGCTTCCGTCTGTAAGCGTCAGCTCATTCTCGCAATACCTGATGAACCCGTCAATCGCAGCATCGTCGTAATAGAAATTCGGGTCAGCAATGAGATCGTCGATACGGTTCATCTCGAGCGAGATTTCCTGGTTTACCGGAATTTCTCCACGAAGAACAGCGTCACGGAACGCCCCGTAATACTTAGGCGTCGCCGTATTCGACAACATCGCTAGCCCTCCTTTCTAGCCGGCCTTCTTGAGCAAAGCATCGATTCCTTCAGCCGCGTACTTGTTGGCATAGGTCGTGGCTTGCTGTTTGGCAACACTTCCGCCGACCTTGAGAAGCTCATTCACGATTGCATGGCCAGCACTGACCTTTTCAGGGTTCAGCTGTCCGTGCTGTCTTTCCAGATTCTGCCGAGTTACGAGATGCTGCAAGTCCTGGTTAGACAGAGCAGAAACGCCATGTCTGTTCACAACAGATCTGAGTTGATGAGCTCTTGCAGCATCAGGAGAAACATGAGAAGAAGGCGTTCCGGTTCCTGGTCTCCGGACACCCCAGTGCATTCCCTTGACTCCGAAATGAGCAAGAAGTTCTTCGAAATCGGAATGCTTCAGCGACCCATCTGAGTTCCAGGTATCAGGAATCATGTTCGAAAGGCCAAGAGCATTTGCTCGCTTGATTATATGCCGGCGGACAGAGTTTCTCCTGGCAACATCAGACTCTCCTGCATTAGGAGTAGCCCTTCCGACAGCACTGATCGCATCGCTGAGCTCTCCAGAATTCCTGATGTAGTACGAACCGTCAGGCATTGCAACGCCCGATGCGGCGAATGCTTTGCGCTGAACGGCCGTTGGATTTGCCACTGGTTACCTCCTTTCAGACGGGCGTAAATATGAACAGATTCGAGGCCTTCATACGGCCTTGCTGACCGTGAAGACGCATCTTGTGCATTGACACTGAACCAGTGCCCGAAACTATCAGATGTCCAGATCCAGACAAGCCCATCTTGTGCATGCGAACTGAGCCAGTACTTCTGATGATCTCAATTCCTGAACCAGACAAACTCATCTTGTGAAGAGCTACTGAACCTGATCCAGAAACAGAAGGAACAAAGCCAGATCCAGACAAGCTCATTTTGTGCATACGCACTGAGCCTGTGGCTGTGAGCTTCTCATGTCCAGTTCCAGACAAGCCCATCTTGTGCATACGAACAGAACCTGTAGCCGTGAGTTCCGCGACACCAGATCCAGACAGACCCATCTTGTGCATGCGCACTGAGCCAGAACCAAGCAGAGGAGCTGTTCCGGTTCCAGACAAGCCCATCTTGTTCATTCGAACAGAACCGAAACCTGCAATGATCGAACCGACAGTTCCGAATCCATCCAGGCCCATCTTGTGCATGGCTATTGAACCTGTGCCAAGCAGAGGAGCCGTACCAGTTCCAGACAAGCTCATCTTGTGCATCGCTATTGAGCCTGTGCCTGAGACTATCTCTTGTCCCGTCCCAGACAAACCCATCTTGTGCATGGCAACTGAACCTGAGCCAAGCAAAGGAGCTGTACCGGTTCCAGACAGACCCATCTTGTGCATTGCTACTGAACCTGTACCAGGAACAGTTACTTCACTTGTTCCAGAAAGGCCCATCTTGTGCATGGAAACGGAACCAGTGCCGTACAAAGGAGCTGTGGCGATACCAGACAGGCCCATCTTGTGCATGCGCACTGAACCTGTGCCTGAAAGCTTCTCAAAACCAGATCCAGACAAACCCATCTTGTGCATCGCGATGGAACCTGAGCCGAACAATGGCGCTGAAGCGATTCCAGACAAGCCCATTTTGTGCATGCGAACTGAGCCAGTTGCTGTGAGCTTCTCGAAACCAGATCCAGACAAGCCCATCTTGTGCATCGCGATGGAACCTGAACCGAACAGTGGTGCATGACCAGTTGCAGAGATACCCATTTTGTGCATTCGCACTGAACCGGTGCCTGTGATCTTCTCATACCCAGATCCAGACAAGCCCATCTTGTGCATGCGCACCGAAGCAGGACTGAGAGGTCCATTCTCAGAGAAACCTACTACATCGATCCAGAACGGACCGTCGCTTGTAGCACTGTTGTTATTTCCAACAGAAATACTTCCGATAACGTCGCCGAAAGAAAGACCGGAAACATCAGCCACTTGCGAAGGAACGGCATCTGTCTGATTCAGGTACAGTTCCATATGAGCTGTTCCTGCGACAGTATCGATGTAACCTTCAATCCTGAAATACTGATTGTTGGCTATTGAACCAGTAAATATGTTTCCGCTTCCGACGAAACCTGAGCCTGTAGAAAACTGAACTGTGTTACCTGTGACTAGTGGTGAGAAGACGTGCACACCCGCAGCATTCCTGAACGCAAACGGCCTGAGCGTTGGTGTCGCTGCAGCAGTCTTGAGACAGTCAGCACGGAAATACATCTTGGTTCTGGTATAGCTAAGCGATGCGGCCAATGACCACGTAGCTGTAACAACGCCTGTAGTTGTAGTCGTTGCTACCTTCAATGCCATAGCATCCAAACCAAGATGCGTATTGTCGGCAGCAAGAGTTGCACCAGATGGAATGGTAATTGAGTCGAACTTTCTTCCAGATACTCCGCCAGTATTACCAGTCGTAAGCGTCGTACCATTAGTCAAACCCGAGAAATTGTTCCAGAGATCTGGGGCGTGAAGAACGCCTGTAATAGCGATACCCATTTTGTGCATGCGTACTGAACCAGAACCAATGTACGCGATACCCGATCCAGACAGGCCCATCTTGTGCATTCGCACTGAGCCTGTACCTGTAACCATTGAACTTACAGTTCCAGACCCAGCAAGGCCCATCTTGTGCATACGCACTGAGCCTGTAGCTACAAGCTTCTCGTGACCTGTTCCGCTCAGACCCATCTTGTGCATTCGCACTGAGCCTGTGGCTACAAGTTTCTCATGACCAGTTCCAGATAGGCCCATCTTGTGCATACGAACTGAGCCAGTACCTGTAACAAGAACAGGAGGAATTGCGCCGATTGCACTAACGGCCACATCACCGAAGTACAGATCACTGCCTGTAGAACCAAAGTCCGAAGCACCAATCCAGAACTGATCCGCAGCACCATGAGTATTGACATTGGTTCCGCTGAGAGTTTCTGCTGGTGTACCAGATTCAGGGTTCGTGTAGATTTTGAGTGAGAAACTTCCAGTGGTAGCATTACCCACGAAGTCAAACTCAAGTCTTACGTCTGCACCTGTAATAACCGTTGTCGACGTGGCAAGACCTGTGAACGTGGAATCCAGGACCACTATATGACCCGACGTGTCCACATACGCACCACAGCACATGGTAAACGTGCTATTGTCATCCCACGCCATAATCCTTGCAAGGGCTGTTGGCGGTGACGCCATGTAGATGTAAGCATCAGAATATCCGTCTGTTGGTGCTACATGCCAGGCGCAGTAAGCAACGCTCGCACCACCTACCGCATGTATGCTCGTAGCTTTCCCGTTGAACGCATGACTGTTCGAGAAAGCAAGAGAAGAACCCGCTCCTGAAACATTCGCTTCGGCAAACTGGTCTGGCCCGCCTGTATTGGCAGTCGTTACAGTAGCTGCGTTAGTTCCAGTACAGCTATTCTTAAACTCACTCTTCTGAACTGGCCTGACCGCTATGACCACTGCAGAGTTTCTTGCGTTGATCGTATCGCAAGTAAACGTGGCAACGTCTTCTGATGCAGTATTGTTTTGCCGGAACGCAGCAGCACCCCACGTGTCGCCTACTATACCTCCGCCACTACTTCCAGTAGAAGCAAGGTTTGAGTAATTCGTTGGTGCAGCAGTAAGACCAGTAAATGTACCTGAAGTAGAAGTACGGCCACTTCCGCCAACTGCTATCCACAATGTATCGTCTACGCCCCAAGAAGGCACCAATGCTGCAGGGTTTGCTGCTGAAGACGTATCATTAGCAATTGCAGTGTGCTCTGGTGGAGTAGTCGCGTGTGCTCCTGGGATCGACAAAAGCATCATCGTAGCTGCACCTGTTATAGTCGCAGCCTGTGTAACAGCGATCGTGCCCGTCTCAGATCCTGTCGACCATTTGTACGCCATGCCAATTGACATGTTGGACGTAGTTCCGCCCAGATCACCGAACTCAGTCCAGCCAGCACTCCAGCCAGAAAATACAGCTCCGCCTGAAGCACTAGACTGGTAAACAATACAAATTGCGATCAGCAAATCACCAGAACTTTTGGTCAGACCAGAAAGGTTCGGGAAAGTACGGGTCGCCGTTGTATTAGCCTGAACATTAGTAAGAACTCGTCCGCCAGTAGGGATGGTGGGGAACGTCATGAACTTGCCACCTCCCTTTCAGGCAGGCTACTCTAGCTGAGTAATGGTGAACGAGCTGATCTCGACATCCTCGCCGGCGACGAGCGACGTGGTGACCAGGTTGAGATCCGCGCCGCTGGTGCCGACCGAACCATCGAAGACGATCGAGGTTCCGTTGGACTTCAGAACACGGAACCAAGCTGCGGTGCCAGTTGCGTCCGCGGAAGAATCTCCAGTGATCGTTCCCGCAGTTGCGGTGACCACCTTGGACCCAGCCGAACCCGAAGCCGAAGATGCACCGAAGGCAGTCGAGGCGAGAGTCAGCGTCGCGAGCAGAGTCTGCGCACCGACCGCGGTATTGGCATCTGTGGGCTGCGAGCCAGTGTAGATCTTGAGAGTTCCGCTGTTACACAGTGCGGCGACGGCGTCAACCGCAGCCTTCACTGCTTCATCGGAGAAGAACGGCGTATTGGTCATGTTGTTCTTTCCTTGTCATGTAGATGGTCAGAATCCAGCAGTGAAACCCGAGAACCATTCAGCGTCGGACTCGCTGTAGATAGAACTGATGATGTCAGTGGATGCTGGAGACAGATCCGGCTCTCCAGCACTTCCCCAGTTCCAGCCGGCACCCCACGTAACTGTGTGGCCGTTAGACTTCAGCTCCAGGTTGATGTGCTCACCATCCACACCATTGACAGGAGCATTGAGCGTGCAGTCCCCAGTCAGTGTGAGATAGAACGTGTTACCCAGAGATGCGTCTGGAGTAATCACAGAAGCGAACGACAACTGCACAACCTTGACCGCGAAGTATGTGATCTTCGAAGGTTCGAAGACAACTGGCGTGTCGGTCGCGAAAGGATCAGTCGGCGGGTTAAGCGCTTCAACGGCGATGTTGATACGCCAGCCAAGTTGCAGAAGCTGCTGCGTGATTGCCTCGATCGCGAAAGAGGTGGCCGGCGGATCGAAAGCCATCTTGACTGACTGGAATACGTACTGCTTCACCATTCCCAGGTAACCCAGATCTGCCACGTACTGAGACCATAGAGTTGTGTTGTCCTGGATGATGAAACCGGTGTCCGAGCCCACACCGAACTGCTGGAGAGACCCGAACGCAGCGTTGATGAACACGACGATGTCGAGATCAAACGCCGTATACTCGGCATCGAAGCCGAGAGTCTTCTTAACTGTGTCCAGAATGCTTTCTGGATTGGTCGTCATCGGGTCTCTCCAGCTTGGTTAGATGTGGCAAGCCTTCTGGGCAGCGAGGAAAGCCTTCTCCGTGTTGACGCCCCAGCTGCCGTCTGCTCCCTTGGGATCGAAGCCCATGCTCTTGAGAGCGTGCTGACAGTTCATGACCGTCGACACCAGAGCTGCCCTGGACTTCGGTCCCCAGTCACCATCGTCGACTGTCCCGACACACTGCTGAGTGTACTTCACCCCGAACGGAAAACGGGATGCACCCGCGGCGGCAACAGCCAGACCATGGTTGCTGGTCTGATGACCCCACAGATTGTCCTGAGTCGCACGGACTGCCTTCTGGAATGCGGTGCAGTTCGGCCTTGCAGGGTCGGGCACGGGCACAGGCGCGGGAGGCGCAGAAGCCTTCCAGAACCTGTCATCGTAGATGATGCTCCGGTCCCAGTGGCCGCCGGTCTGCCGCTCTCCGTCACGCTGGCATCCCATAACACCAAAACCAGTGTAAGGAGTGCCGTCGAGGGTGGCGATCCACAGGAAGTAGTCCTTGTTCAGGACCTGGCTCTTGGTCAGACGGCGAACCTCGGGAATCGTGGAACGGTTGCAGTAGATAACCGCGTCCTTCTTGCCTGTGTGCTTGTTGTGCTGGATGACCCACTGCTCCAGATCACCGGTCTTGTCACCAGTCTCCCAGTCTCGGGCGTCGGCGTCCGGGCGCGAACCGTTGACATCGATGATGCAATGGCCGTACCTGGCCTTGGGGAATGCGGCTTCGAGCGCAGCCTGAGTCACGACACCGAAGTGGCCGTCGACATAAACGCCGACGATCTGCACAGTCTTCGGGATGTCAGACATGGTGGTCGAGTCGCCCATGATACGATCTGTCATTGTGTCCTCTCCTACCAGAAGGTTGTGTCTCCCGGCCGCCTCTGAATGAACGGCCTCTCAAGAAGACTTGCGTCCCCGTAATGAATAGCGTTGTGAGTTCTCAGTGAAGTTGAGATGAGATACTCAGAGTCAAGAATTGCGGGGTCTGCTCTTGTAACGTCAAGAACCTTAATCGGGTTCATGTGATGGATGATGATCTTGTTCCAGATCTCACGTCCCTCAACACCAAGATCACAACCAAGATCCCTTGCAATGACTTCGTAGCGAACTAGCTTCCATTGCGCAGAAGAATAGAACGTCTGATTAAGCCACCGCTCGAAACCAAAGGTTGCGATGCCGACTGTCGAGTGCACACGAAGATACTCGTAGCGTTCTTCAAAGCCTTTGATCTCAGAGAGCTCACTGTAGGTTCTGATCATTCGGCATCATCAGGCTCTTGCTGGCCTGCATACGATCTCATAGCCTTCAGTGCGTTGGCATATAGCTCTTCAACACGAGCTGCTGATGCCAGAGATTCGACTTTTGCCTTGAGAAGCTCATTCTCGCCTTTCAGCCTCTCTTGCTCCAGTTTCTCTCTTGTTGTGCCGAGTTTGAGATAATGAGTGATTACCTGGGAAGAAGCCTTTCCTTCCCTGATTTGCCGCTCCGCAAGGTCAACTGCAGCCGCAATGAGCTGATTCTCACGGGCTTCTGGGGTGGTGGCCGGTGGACGCTCAGGCTTGTTTCCTTGACGATGAGAAGCCATGCGTTCACCTCCACTTACAGAGACTATTAGCTGACTGACGAGGACTTCAGGAGGAGACGCCGGAACTTTCCTGTGCCTTCCAGAGAGGAAGAAGGTGAAGCCGGTCCCGGGGGAGTAGACCTGACTTCAGGAGAAATCCGGCGTCTCCAGCTGAGGCACCCTCAGAACAGCTAGGGTGCGACTATGTCCGCGTCGAAGATGCCCGTTCCACGGCTGAGAAGACGAACATCACTCGATCCGTCTGAAGTAGCGTAGTAAGTGGCTCCTCCACCCACTGCGACAGCTCTTCCCGTGTCGATCCGGACGCCGTTGGAGAAGCTGACGTCTGGATCGTCCAGAACATAGATCGGATCACCCGAATGGTTCTGGATCAGGAGAGGACCAGGCCCCAATTCTGTCACAGCCGTTACTACAGTTGGCATTTGTGTCCTTTCTGCACGGCCTGAAATTGATCGACTTCGGTGCGAAAATCCCGCCGGGGCTATTTTAGGC